TATTTTGTGAGCATACATGGTGTCATCATTTAATCTATGTACAGCTTCCTTATGGTCTCATGGTCACAGAGAGCATAATCAGTAAGCCACTAAAAATGTAACGATAATATTGACATCTAATTAGCTGTCATTATTATCAGATGTCAATATCCGACACAAATCGGCACACGAATTAGCATACCGACCTGATGACGAATATAATGTGCGGCTATATCGTGATCAATTGACGCCTAAATGGCGTCGCAAGTCGTTCTGTATTTAGGGAAACAGGGCGAATAGCCCTTAGCAAAGCCGTGGTTTTGCGTTTCCCTAAATACACCTTTTATCGTGTCCTATTATTTTTCAAATTTTTGTTTATACTCTGTAGTCTCTTTATATTTATCATAACCTAAGGCTTCATCTCTCTTTTTGATTATCTTGTATTTCATCAAGAGAGAAACTACTTGCCATGGTTTAATGTTATTTTTTTCAGATATTTCCATTATATCTTTATTCGAATAATATTCATTTAGTAACTTACTATCTAATTCTTTTGAAAAAACAATTTCTGTTGATTTTTTAACTATTTTTTGTTTTTTGATTATTTCCTCATTCAACTCTATATCTATTTTTTCGTTTTCAATTATTTTTGATTTATAATTGAATATTTTTAGTTGAATGCCTTTAATATCAAAAGCTGAAATTGCATTTTTATTTCTTAAAATTATACAAGATGAAGGAACCTTTGACTTTATATATTGTTTAAATTTTTCTCCTGATACATTCATTTCATTTATAATTAATTTGTTTTCGTGTTTAAATCGTTTCCATAAATCTGTTGAAGCCACAATTGTTTCATCATTTGTAACTTCTATACTCTGTTCCCACCAATCATCAAAGAGAGAAATATTTGAGGTTATTATTTCGTTTGTTTCATTTTCTAATAACACTCTTAAATCATCATCCATTACCTGAATTAAATTTCGTGTTGTGTTCATTGACGTATTTATCTCTCTTATTGTTTTTCTTACATTTTTTATTTTGTCTATTAGTTTAAAATTTTTCTCTTTTAATTCGGGTATACCATTTTCATCTTGGTCTACATGTTCAATCAATTTGTATAATTCTTTACACGTAAACCAAACTATTCTTAAAATCTTTTTTGGATCTTCAAAGCTTGACAAATTATTTATATAAACTAAACATTGTCTTGTATTTATCCATTCATACATTATTGGCGATTTATCAAATTTATCAATTGATGTATTGAGAGAAACTAACCAACCAAAATGGATGTGTTCATTCTTCAACAAATCATTCTTAATTTTCTCTCTTTGGTCAACTGGTACCTTCTTTTTATAATTTTTAGCATCTGCTAAAACATCAAACTCCTCAAAATGTAAATGAAAATCACCTTCCCCTGCTTGCGTATGCTTATCAACAATATTAAAACCCTTAAAATCTATAAATGTTTCAGCATATTCACTAAAAGTCTTTTCACCTTCCGATCCTTTATGTGATGTACTTTTATTCGTTAATTTTATTACACTTTCTTGCAACTTCTCTACAGCTTCTCTATTCAGTTTGTTTTGATTGTCTTTCTCTTGCAGTAACATGTTACAATTTTCTCTCACTTTATCGACTTCACATTTCACAAAATCCGCATTTTCACACTCATAAGTCTTTATTTGTTCTCTCAGTCCTTGTATCACCACTTCCAATTTTTCATTTTGTTTTTTCATTTGTTCAACTTGTGCATCATATATTTGTGAAATCCGTTCTCCCATTTTTTTAGACATTTCGCGTTCAACAAGTATATTCAATTCCAATTTCTCAATATCTTCTTTTGTTTCATCCTTTATTTTTTGATAAATCTCTTTTTGCGAAAACCCAATTACTGATTTTCGACCTTCTTCCAAACATTGACATCCTATTTTTAACATTATATAATTCTCTTCAGGAGAGAAAGTAGACATAATATCCGGTAGATTTCTCTCTTCTGGTAGGGTTATATTTATTATCTTAAGTGACATAATAAATATAAATAGTTAATTTTATATTTTTTTTTTATATTTTATTATTAAATGAATAAAATATATAGATGTAAAATTTCTGGAAATAAATTTGGATTTACTAATCAAATTTATACTTTAATATCAAATATTATTGTAGCATACAATGAAAAAAAAAATATAGTTATTGTTGATAAATTTTTAAATGATATTTCACTTAATAATTATATGTATATATCTGAAGTTCTTGATATTGATAAAATAAATAATTATTTAGAAAATAAATATAATATTATTATTTTTGATAAATACAAAATAAGCTTAACGATTAATTCAATTGAATATGGTTTTGAAGATACTGTAGTTGACTTAACAGACTATATTGTAAACAACTGTTATAAAGATAATTATTTATCAATAAGTAAAGATATTAATTTAAATGATGTTAAAGGCGATCCTTTACCAAACCATAGTAAAAAATTGTACATAAACTATTCTATAAATAACTATAATTTTACTGAAGAATTGCAAGAAAAAAATAATAAGTTAGAAAATGACTTTATAGTTGACTTATTACCATTTGAGGATAGTTCAAAATTAACGATTAATTCAATTGAATATGGTTTTGAAGATACTGTAGTTGACTTAACAGATTATATTATAAAGCAATGTTATAAAAATCATTACTTATTAATAAGTAAAGATATTAACTTAAATGAAATTAAAGGAGATCCTTTACCATACCATAGTAAAAAATTGTATATAAAATATTCACTAGATAATGAGATCTTCACTGAAGAATTACAAGAAAAAAATAATAATCTAGAAAATGATTTTGTAATTGACTTACCATTTAATGATAATTTAAATTTAAAAATTAACTCGGTTAAATATGGTTTTGAAGATACTTTAGTTGACTTAACAGATTATATTGTAAATAACTGTTGTAAACATAATTTTTTATCAATAAGTAAAGATATCAACTTAAATGAAATTAAAGGAGATCCTTTACCATACCATAGTAAAAAATTGTACATAAATTATTCTGTAAATAATGAGATCTTCACTGAAGAACTACAAGAAAAAAATAATAAACTTGAAAATGATTTTTTAATTGACAATCCATGCGTGGATACTTCAATATTAAATTTATTTTGTTTTTATTCCAATACATCTATGTTCGATGAAATTGCAAAAAATATTTATTATAATAATTACTTTATTGATTTAACAAATGAACTCATTAAAGATATAGATTTAAATAATAAGATTAATATTTTTCATTTAAGATTTGAAGATGATGCAATTAAACATTGGTCTGAAATAAATAATATGTCCATAGATGAATTTAAAAAATGTGTTGAAAATAAATACACTAAAATTATAAAAAAATATATAAAAAAAAATGATCTTACCATAATATTAACTAGTTCATTATCTAATTCGATAATTGATTATTTTGAAAATAATAATTATAATTATAAATTAACAAAAAAACTTTTTGATGAGAGAGAAAAAAATGCTATAATTGATTTTTTAATATCACAAGTTTGTAATAATATATTTATTGGTAGTGGTGGGTCGACATTTTCTTGCTATATTGCACAAAATCTAAGTGTTAAAAAGGTTATGTTTAATTTAGATAAAATTACAGATGATGAAAAAGTTTATTAAATCTTTTTTATTTTTGTAATAATTTTTTTATTTTTAAAAATAAAAATGGTAATGTTAGATTATATCCTAAGAGCAATGGAACAAGAAATGTTACAATAAAATTCACAAATTAAATTATAGTGCAAATTGATCTTTATCAATCCCTGTTTGTTTTACAATATTTTTAATGATTTTATTTTCATTAATAATATCATCGTGTTTTCCTCCGTATGCCTCTATTACTAGTTTATTATACATATCACTTTTTGTAGACAATGGATTTTCACTATCAGGATATTTTTTCCTATAAACCGGTAACAATTTGGAATTATTAAAGGCTAGTCGTTTGATCGCCTTTCTCAATTTTGCATTGTCTTCTTCATCTTTTTCCCATTTGCCATCTTCCTTCACATACATTACCTCTCTCTTTGTATCACTACAATGAACTGGTCGCATTGTCACATCCATCGCATTCAAGTTTTTAATTAAAATATTCGATATTCCATTTACAAATCCCAATTTACCGACACTTTCCAAATCTGATAATTGCAAATCAATTGAATTGATAAAATCAGTCAAGTTCATTGCGTCTTTGCATGTCTCATTCAAAAATATTTGCAAGTTAAATGTTTTGTTATGACTATTATTATGAGTTTGAATGTTGTTATGAGAATTGTTCATGTTCGGATGGATTTGCTTACATACTTCAACAACTATATTTTTGATATTTTCCGTATTGTTCTCCAATACAAACTTTAAAAAATTGGCGTCCAAACCAGCGATAGAAGATGGTTCCTTTTTTTCAGTTTCTTGATAATTTTTTATATCTTCGCTGTTAATAAAATCAATGCACGATTTTCGATGTTTCCATAAACCCTGTCGGTATTTATAAACACTTCCACAAATACATTCAAATTTTTTATCATATTCAGGGTTTTCCGCCTTTTCCGCCTTTTTTTCGCCTAAATGTAATCCATTTGTCATCCGTTTATGTTTATCGGTTAAAATATGTCTGTTAAATTTACTTAACTCGCATGTAATATAGTCACAACTCTTACAACAAAATAAATGTCCGCCTTCCGCCGCCTTTTTGTCATCCAAAATGTCATCCATTTGTCCTCTAAATTAGGACAATAAAAAGTTCCTAAAATCTTAGCGCAAAAAGTTTTTCAAAATTTATGCTCACATACTTGAAATTATTTTTTTGGCAACCAGACGATAATTTTCAATTATGGTCACAACGATTATTTTTTTCCAAGACTTTTCTGGGATTTTCAAAAATGGACAAAAATAAATGTCCAAAATCGGAAATCCGAAATACTTTTGGGTCAACTTTTTCGTAGTTTATATAATAAATTTTTTTAGATACTTAAAGAACTGTGAACATTTTTTCTTTAAGTATATTATAAATGTCAAAAGCCGCCGCGCCATGTTCGTCTTGTCCTTCTTCAAAGTCTGAACCTTCTGGAAAAAAAAAAATTGTGTACACAACCAACATTGAGTGTGTATTAGAAGACGTATTACCACTTAATTCTGATTCTACTATTAAAGTGAAAAAGTTCAAGAAATTCTTGGATTATGATTTAAAAACATTAAACATAACTGGAGAATTACAAACATATACTCATAAAAATGGTTTCACGCATACAAAAATGGTAGTTACTTATCAAGATAAAAAAACAAACAAAGTTAATTATTTAGAAATAGATGTTCTTGATAATACAAACAAGAAAGTTGAAAATACAAAAGAATGTGGTGAAAGATGTCCTAATGGCGCTTGTGCGTGTCCACCTGGTACAGTAACAATAAATACTGACACTGGTACTAACTTGGCAACACCAAAAACAACTGTCTTTTTAACACCAGGCACACAACTTGTAGTGGAAAGTGAAGCTAAAGTCTACAAAGTGTGGCCTGCCACCTCATAACACACCGAATACATACATCTTCAAATCTTCAACAACATAAGTTAAAAAAACCAAGACTTATTCTTACGCGTTTTATTGTGGGTAGTTCTCTTTTTTAAGTTTGACATTCCAAGACCCTTCATAATGAACTTTTTGATTTGTTCTCTCTCATTGTAAATTTTATCAATGATGGGTGGAAAGAAAAAACGAAACTTTGGTTTCATATCTTTTAACTCATCAATGCATATCCAACGGATCTCTTCTTTCTCAAATATTTTGGTCTTTTTAATGACACTTGGATCCAATCGTTTTTGCAAAAATCGTTGGTTGTTGTTATAATAGTAAGGCAACTTTTCATCATATTCCATCGGAAATAAATGTACTCTATATATTTTGTTTTTACCAGATTTATTATCTATATTGTAGGTGCCGTGTCTCTCCAACATTTTTTTTAACTCCGCATCAGATCCTAAAAATCCAGTCAATTCTTCTCCACCTTCTCTTATAGCCGTTTGAATATAGGTCTCATCGTTGTCACTACCGCCTCCGAAATCCGAAAACCCTGGAGCTGTGTCTTCGTATTTATTTTCTTTACCAAATAAAAAATACAACTTATTTTTATGTATTGTTGTAGGCAATATACCTG